AGATAGGCAGCAGCGGAGATGGTGCACAGATAGGCAGCAGCGGAGATGGTGCAAAGATAGGCAGCAGCGGATATTATGCACAGATAGGCAGCAGCGGAAAAAACTCTGTGATTATGTGTGCAGGCGGCAGAAGCAAAGCCAAAGCTAAAAAGGGCAGCTGGATAACACTTGCAGAATGGCAGTATGCAGGCAATGAGTGGATACCCGTATGTGTCAAGACGGAGCAGGTAGATGGCGAAAGAATCAAAGAGGACACTTTTTATACCCTCAAAGGCGGTGAGTTCGTAGAGTGCGAGTAACAGCAAAACAGATCCGCAGAAGCCCTGACAACGCCAAAGACGTTATTATTTGGATAACCACTCCCGACAAGAAAGCCGCAGAGGAGTTTATGGCACTCAAAGCTGAGGAAGTCGAGATAAAACCAAAAAAGAAAAGGCGGTCACTTGATGCCAATGCTTATATGTGGGTACTCTGTGACAAGATTGCCAAAGTCGCAGGGACAACTAAAGAGGCGGTGTATCTTGATACAATACGAGATGTGGGAGTATTTGATTATCTCATGGTGTCGGATAAGGCTGTAGATGCATTTATCGACAAGTGGAAGTCTAACGGCATCGGTTGGCACGCTGAGAAGCACCACAAGGCAAAGGTTGATAACTGCACTGTAGTAATTGCCTATTACGGCTCAAGCACTTACGACACAAAGCAGATGTCAAGACTGGTGGATATGGTTGTTCAGATAGCAAAGGAACTGGGGATTGAGACAATGACCCCCGACGAATTAAAGAGAATTAAGGAGGCATGGAAATGATTTTTATGCGGAGAAAACTTGAAACACTTATAGCACTTGAAGAAAGAAAAAGAAGTGTGGAAGTGAAAAGCTTACAGGTGCAAATGCACATGTTAAGAGACAGAACAGAAGATGTGGAGAACATTATAGCAGAACTGAGAGAAAGAATAGAGAATATGGAGAGGAGCATTAATAATGATTGAAAAACTAATTGAAGAAGAACTGCAAAAGGCAAATAAGAAATTCCCTCTATTTTCATCGTGGCACGAAGCCTATGCGGTGATACTCGAAGAAGTACAAGAGGCACAGGAAGAAGTTTCAATGATGGGAGAGCTTGAGGTTGAATGTCTGTGGACTAATATTAGGAGCAAAAAGGCAAGCGAAGCGGACAGGTTCACCAATATAGGTGAGATAAGAGGCTATGCTGTCAGAGCGATTGAGGAATTAATACAGGTAGCCGCCATGTGCGACAAAGCGGTAATGAGTTTAGGAAAGGAGCAGAAATGAATCAAGTAGTGCTTATAGGTCGCTTGACCAAAGACCCCGAAACGAGATATACGCAGGACGGAATGGCTATAGCAAGGTTTTCTCTTGCTGTAGACAGAGTGACAAAAGGCGAGAAAAAAGCAGATTTCATCAATATCCTTGTTTTCGGCAAGCAGGCAGAAAACTGTGAGAAATACCTTGCTAAAGGCAGAAAGGTGGCAATAGAGGGCAGAATACAGACAGGCAGCTACACCAAAGATGACGGAACCAAGGTATACACAACAGACGTTGTTGCAGGCAGAGTTGAGTTTATCGACTGGGGAGAGAAAAAGAAAGAGGAAGAAGAGGAAGTACCGCAGGGCTTTGAGGCACTGGACGAGGACGTACCGTTTTAGGAGAGAGATATGCAGATACAACAAGGGAAATACATACTCAACAGCGACAAGAGCTGTTACTGGATAAGCGAAGTAAGAACAAGCAAGCAGGGCGTTGAGTACGAGGTAGTCATAAGCGGCTACCACAGACGGATAGCAGACCTAACAGACAGTTTTATAGAGGGTTCTGTGAGAGCATCAGAGGCAGAGGACATAAAAACCCTACTAACCGAGTTAAAAGACGCTGTAGAGGTCGCTCAAGGTCTTGTAAGGGGGCTAAGGAATGAAGATTGACAGAGACGAATATGTAAGGCTGTGTGAGCAGTACACCGCAACAGAGATTGCGGAGATTATGGATATTTCAAATGCAAGCGTAACGGTAATGCAGAGAGAAACAAAAGTAAAGCCGAAAAGGGTTTGCAGTAGATGTGGTACAAGGTTTGAGCCTGTTCGCAATGAACAGCAATGTCCTGAATGTCAAAAGACGAGGGTTTACAAGTACCCTGCACTGCCAGTAAAGAAACCATACCGCAAGCCGCGAAAGTCAAAAGCATTTCAGATTGAAAAGCAGATGCGAAAACAAGGCAAAAATTACGCCGATTATCAGAAAGAAAGGACAATTGCAGAGTATGCAAGGGTGAAGTTGTGAACAGGATAAAAACAATAGAACTGCTGGCAGAATTAGACCACTTGCTGAGAACATTGAACAAAGTCGATAGAGGGATTTGGGACAATACCCTCATGGCGATAGGTGAAGCTGTCGGGGCGATAAAGAGAGAGGACGCAGACGGCTGTACAGGCTGTAAATTTACAGACTTTGAGGAATGGGATTTGCCCTGCAAGGTTTGTAAGAGAAACTCAAAAGACTACTGGAGGACGGGAAACGGTTAAGGCATGGAACAAGTTGTGCGAAAAATTGAAAAGGGAGGCATAATATGATTTATATAGGCATTGACCCAGGAAAAGACGGCGGCATCGCCGTCTTAACCCCCGAAATAGGCGGAGTGCTGGCGGAAGCCTACAAGTATTCAGACGACAAGCTGATAGAGGTTATCAAGTCCCAAGAGGGCAAAGTAAGGGCGTGCGTTGAGAGAGTATCAGCAAGACCGCATCAGGGCGTTGTGAGTATGTTTAACTTTGGGCAGTCATACGGAGCGATTAAGGGCATTTTACAGGCGTTAGATGTGCCGTATTCCACCGCCACGCCGCAACAGTGGAAGAAAGCCCTACAGGTAACCAAAGACAAACAGACAAGCATCAATAAGGCAAAGGAACTGTACCCAGGAATCAATCTGCTTGCCACTCCCCGCTGTCGAAAAGAGCACGACGGCATGGCAGAAGCCCTATTGATAGCCACTTATGGCTACTGGTGCGGCCTATGACAGGCGAAAAGTGCATCAAGTGTGCTGACAGATACCCAGGCTGTCAAGACCACTGCCAATACGGGAGAGAAGCCAAAGCAGAGCGGGAGAGGGTGAGAACCGCCAAAGCAAAGGCGATCAGCACCGAGGCGGCTAACTACTACGCCGCAAAGAAATACAGGAGGTGACAGAGTGATTGAGAAATACCGCAAGGTGATTGTTGAGGACTTTCTACGCGACTACAAAGACAACAAAGCAAAACTTGCAGAGTTGCGGCAAGAGAAAGACTACCTACTCGGCGCGGCAGGAATCGACACAACGAAAGACCCCGTAAAGGGGCTGCCGTCATCACCGACAGAGAACACCGCAATGGCACGGGACAGACTCGACCGCAAAATCAAAGAGCTTGAGGAGTATTTTAGGGCTTTTGAGGCAGCTATGGCCTTCTTGGAAGCGACCGACAGGGCAATAGTGCAAGAGTTTTACGTGGCAGACAATCCGACTGCACTATCTGCCACGATGAAGCTGCAGAGATTAGGTTACTCCGACAGGGCTATCAGAGCACGACGAGAAAAAGCAATAAAGCGCTTGTATAACTTTTTTAACTGAGGTTTTATAAACTGTGGTATAATATACTTGTATATTACATAATCCTTTCGAGGAGGCGTTCCAGCGCCAAAAAAAGACCCCGCAAAGGGGTCTTTGTGGTCAAGGGGGCTTACCCCTCTGCCTCGCAGTCCTGCAGATTGTTATACCTACAGACTGTGCAAGAGTACCAGCAGTTCTGCTGGCCGCAAGGGGCGTAATCGCCCTGTATGCCCGCGTCGGCATACTCGCAAACGTCGCAATCGAAGTCTGCAGGGAGCTCGAAACACTCCCGCATTATTCTTTTGTCACTCATCTTTTACCTCCTAAACCTGAAAATCATTGTGATTTTCTCTGTACTCCCGCAGGGCTTTTTTTGTCAAGCCCTGCTTGTTGTTTGTCTTTGCAAACATATCCAGTATGTCCGCGTCCGTTTTATAATTCAATTTTATTGTTTGATAGGTCGTGTTTGACCTATCCCACGCCGCCTTTTGGGCGTTTCTTTTCTCGCGGGTTACCATTATGCTATTTCCTCCCGGTCTTCTGCGCGAACTACCGCGTAAAAATCGGGTTCATAAATACCCTCGTGTCTGTCGTCCTCCTCATAGCGTTCTATCAGGGCAAGACCTGCCGGAACACTTGACACCTGCTCGATTAGGTCGCCTGTTTCCCTGTTGGCAACCCATATATCGGCAGTCTTGAACCAGAACTTTTCTGCTTCGGCGCCCTCTGTCGATACGAGGAACACCATATTGTAGCAGTCGGCATCATCGAGGCCGTTATATATAGCCTCTGCAGCTTCTTCGGCTGACATAACGCCTTTCACATAGTCTACAGCCTCGCCGCCTGTGAACGGCTCATAGCCGTACACTACTTTATATTCTGCTTTTGCGGCCTCGACTGCTTCAGCCTTGCCGTCAAACAGTTTTTCGCTCCATCTTCCTGTGTCTGTTCCCTCAACAAATAAGTATTTTTTCATGCTGTTTTCTCCTTTTTTTTTATTATGCCCCCGCTTCTTTTTGCTGCTCCACCTGCAGCCAAGAGCTTTAGTTCTTCTTACGGTGTCCCCGTCTGTGATTACATCATAGCACCGCGGGGCGGAGCTGTCAACACTTTTTTCAAATTTTTTTCAGGAATTTTTCAAAAAACCGCCGCAAGCGTTGGAATTTCAACGAAAAAAATTTGAAAAAGTGCCAACAGGAAGCCAACCGGCAACGGCTGCACGTGCTATAATGGTATTGTAGATATAGTAAATGTTTTGATTTTTTCGTGTTCCTCCTTTGGCACCAGTCCCGCGCGGGCTGGTGTTTTATGTAGGGCGCGGATCCAGCGCATATCATATAATGTAATCAGGGCACGCCAAGCCCGTATAATGTAGTAACCGGCAGAGAGGGGGCAAGTATGGCAGCGATAGAAACAACAGCAGAAGTGATAGATATAGCAGATGCCCCAACAGGCAGGGCAGACCGCCGCAAGGGCAGAGGTAGGGGGTTTGGCACAGGGGCAGGCAGCAAAAGGGCATTCGACAGCGGCCAACAGCTGATAGACGAACTGCAGCGGTATTGTGACTATATTAAATCTACTAACTACCAGGAATACCCGACAAAAATGGCATTTGCGGATTTCTGCGGACGGGACAGGTCCACGGTATGGAAAACAGTCAATCAATTCTATCCGGACATAAAAAAACAGTGGCAGGAAACCATAGAACAGGTGCTTGTTAACGGGGTGAACGCGGGTGTCTACCATGTGACTATGACAATCTTCATACTGAAAAACTGGTGCGATTGGACGGATAGGCGAGAAACTGTAACGACTGAAAAAAAACCCGCAATCGCCTCAAAACAGGAGCTTCGGGAGGCTATACAGCAGTACCTATCTGCACCAATAGACAGCCCAGACAGTCAGGACGGGACGGAATAACTATACATAATAATGCATAGAAGTCTCAAAAATCCCCGAGGAAATACCTTAATTTCTGCATAAACACCGTATAATCAACGCATATTCAGCAATGAATAAACCTGTCCAACATATCAGAACAGCAAGAAACGTTGAAATTCCAACGATTACAGGCAATTCACACAACAACTATTCCGTACATCGTGATTTTCGGAATAGTTGATACATGTATATGTATGCATCCCCCGCCGTTTTTTTTGGGTTCCAGGGCTCCAGGGGGCTATACAGGGGGTAGGGGTATAGATAACCAGCACGGTATGGTTAGTTAGTATCGAATCCGAAACGACCCCCTCGTCGAAATCCTGCCCCGTAGGTAGGGTACCTCACCCGTGCAATCCGATTTCACCCCCTACCCAAAAATAGGTGGTATATGGCAGCATAGTTTAACTGGATAAAACAGACCTCGTGTCAAGGGGGCATAGAGTGTCAGTATCTTTACTGGCGGGAGACGTACAAGCAGTGAATACGTCAAATGTTTGCCGGTGGCGGCACAACTCAGAAGTTATTTCCTTTTTCATAAATCACTTTCCTTTAGGTCTTGGCAGGAGACTGTAAACCCTGCCTTTTATTATGAATGAAGAGCAATTATACCGAATGATACTACAGAACGATTACGCAGAGTACGTTCAGTACACATCAAGAGGTCAGTGGAAAAAGACAAGATTTCATAGATACCTGTGTAAAGCAGTACAGGATTTTATCGAAACCGATACAGGACATGCTGCAGACATATTGGTTTTATCCGTACCTCCGCAGCACGGTAAGCTAATAGCTGACAGCACTCCTGTTTTGACAAAAGACGGTTGGAAAAAACACGGTGAACTGGTTGTCGGGGACTGTGTTTTAAGCCATAAAGGCAAATGGGTTAAAGTCGTAAACGTTTTACCCAAAGACTACGCAGATAGAAAAGTCACGACAACAGACGGCGAGGAAATACTAGTCCATGCAAAGCACGAGTGGCTTGTATATGACAGATACTCACACAAAGAAACTGTAAGGGAGACAAAACACATTGAAAAGCGTGTCTGGTCTGGCAACGAAAAGGGCAGGGGGCATAGGTACAATTATTTGCTGCCAAACAGAACGCCTTTAGACTGCGAGGACAAATCTTTAGCCGTAGACCCGTATGTGTTAGGTGTATGGCTTGGTGACGGAACGACCACACAGGGACAGATATGCGCTGCTGAGTGCGACAGGGTTACGATTGACACTGTGAGAGAAAAATACCCTGACGGTGCAGAATGGACGCATAAAGACACAGGCGTGATTACAGCCAGCTTTAAAGGGCTATACAAAGACCTGCAGCAGTACGGAATGTGTCACTCAAGAAATACTGCGGAAAAGTATATCCCTGTTGAATACATAACGGCAAGCAAGAAACAGCGTTTAGAACTTCTCGCAGGGCTGATTGACACAGACGGCTATGCTGACCTAAAGCATAACAGAATAGTCTTTACAACATCAGGCGAAAGACTTAAAAACACTTTTGAAGACCTTATAGCAACGTTTGGCTGGAGAGCGACTACCTGCGAATGCAGACCTGTGCTTTCATCAAGAGGCATACAAGGTAAAAACGTATACTGGCAGATAGCTTTTAACCCAACAGAGTATATTCCTTGCAGGATTGAGAGAAAACAGATGGATATTTTCTCAAAGCAACGCAGGGTAGCCATAAAGAGTATTGAAAAGGTGCAACCGGAACAGGGCAACTGCATTACTGTTGAGGGCGGCATTTACTGTGTCGGCAGAAAAATGATACCAACACATAACTCAGTAACCATAACCGAAACCTTGGTTTCATGGTACTTAGGCAAGCACCCCAACCATAGCTGCATAATAGCCTCATACAACACAGACTTTGCAGAGAGGTTTGGCAGGCGAAACAAAGAGAAGATAGAGCAGTTCGGGAGTGCGATATTCGGCATCGGTGTCGGGTCTAAAAGCTCCAACCAGGAGTTTGAACTTGACGGCACATCGGGCAGATGCATTTCAAGAGGCATGTTATCGGGTATCACAGGTAACTCAGGGCACTTAATCATAATAGACGACCCTCTAAAGACACGAGAGGAAGCCTACTCACAGACCACAAGGGACAAGATATGGGAAGAGTGGAGCTTCTCCATTAAATCCCGTTATCAGGACAAAACAAAAGTCGTTGTGATAATGACAAGGTGGCATGACGACGACTTAGCAGGAAGAATAATAAAAAACGAGAACAACGTCACTGTAATAAATTTACCTTTAGAGGCGGAAGAAAACGACCCTTTAGGACGTAAAGCCGGTGATTCACTGTGTCCCGAACTTGGCAAAGACAACGAATGGGTAAAGGAGTTCAAAGAGGGCTTCTTAAAAACCGAAGGCGGAACAATGGCATGGAACGCACTCATGCAGGGGCACCCTACGTCAGAAGACGGCAATATGCTTAAAAGGGAGTGGTGGCAGTACTATGATGAACTCCCCGAATGCGGAGATTGGCTCATGAGCGTCGATGCGGCATTCAAAGACGGAGACGACAACGACTTTGTAGCGATACAGGTATGGGGCAAAAGAGACGCCAATATGTACATGGTTGACAGAGTTAAAAAACATCTCGATTTCCCCTCGACCTTACGAGAGATAAGAAGATTAAAGGGTCTTTACCCGAAAGTAAAGCAGGTCCTCATTGAGGATAAGGCAAACGGGTCCGCTGCAATACAGGTTTTAAGGCGTGAAATGCACGGCGTAATCGGAATAAATCCTCAGGGCGGTAAAGTTTCAAGAGTAAACGCAATTGCAGGTGCAATTGAAAGCGGAAACGTGTATTTACCTAAAAAGAACTGGGTACATGAGTTTATAGAGGAGTGCGCGGCATTCCCTAATGGAGTGCATGACGATGAGGTAGACTGCTGTTCACAGGCCTTAACAAGATTTATGTATTATCGCGGCAAGGTGCCGGAGATGATAAAGAGAAAGAAGTCCCTGGCTGATTCATTCAACCTCGGGACAAAAAAGAAAAGGTTAGACATAGGAGACAAAATCAATGTTATATAGCATATCAACGCTGTTACTTTGCATAGTAATGGCTTTTTTAGTTCCGTTAGTAATCATAAAAGCGTTCATAGCAGGCTTTAAGTTTCAAAAGGGTGAGGACATTCTCATTCCAAAGAAAAAGCCTGTAAAGGCCGCTGAAAGCGACACAGAGCGCAAAAGAAAGATACTCGAAGCCAATATAGAAAACTATGATGGCACATCTTACGGACAGATAGAGGTTAAGTAATGGAAACAACATCAATATGGCAGAAATACCAAAAGGGTAAAGAATTTATCAACAAAAGAGCGCTCATTCAGAACACGCAGAAGAACTGGAACTTTTATTTGGGCAACCAGTGGGAGGGACTGCAGACAGGCGGTGAAAAATTACCGATGTTTAACTTCATCAAACCCACTGTAAAGTACAAAGTTGCGGTTATTTCGCAAAATAAAATGGCTGCAAGGTATATTGACCCTGAAAGCAGGCCCGAATACAGGGAAATATGTGAAGCATTAAACAAGAATTTTGACAAGCTGTGGGAAAACGGCAAATTTGACGTGAAATCATGGAATACAGTCAAAAGTGCTGCAGTAGTGGGTGATGCGTATCTGTTTTGGGGCAACCAGGACGCTACAGACACGCAGGTTTTACCTAATGTCAACGTCTTGTTGGGCGATGAACAGCAGTCAGACTTACAGAAACAGCCGTACATTCTGATAATCGAGAGACTAAGAATAAGTGAAATCAAAAGGCTTGCAAAGGAAAACGGCTTATCACGGGAAAAAATCGACCAGATTGTACCCGATGAGGAAAAAGAGCTTGTAATCGGCGACAAAGAAGAGGTTCAGAACCCCGACGACGCGAAATGTCTGTCAATCCTCTATATGGATAAAGACGAAAACGGCTTTGTGAGAGTGGGTAGAGCGACAAAAACAGTTGAGTATGAACCCGTAGAGCCTTTAACAAGAAAAAATCAGCGTGGGGAGACTACAGGAGGCTTAAAAGCCTATCCTATAGTCAATTTTATTTGGGAGGATATGCCCAATTCCGCAAGAGGGCTCGGCGAAGTGGAGCAGCTGATTCCGAATCAGCTTGAACTGAACAAAACCCTTGCAAGACGCTCAATAACAGTAAAGCAGACTGCATATCCGCGTATAGCATATGACAGAAGCGTGATAGACAATGAAGAAGATATAAACAAAATCGGCGCAGCGATAGCCTTAAACGGCGGCGGCTCACAGTCTGTATCACAGATGATTTCATACCTAAACGCAACCTCAATGTCAGCAGATGCACAGTATCTGTCAAACGACCTTTTGGACATAACAAGAGACCTTGCAGGTGCAGGCGATGCGGCAACAGGCGACGTTGATCCTGAAAAGGCGTCGGGCGAAGCAATAAACGCAGTAAAGGACGCTGCACAAATGCCGCTCAATGAACAGGTTTCAAAGTACAGCCAGTTCGTAACAGATATTGCGTATGTAGCCCTTAATCTATGGTTTACATACAACAAGGACATTACAGTTGCTTACGAGGACGACCTTGGGCAGAGACAGGAAACCCGAATCACACAGGAAGATATAAACGAATTGCAGCCGAACATCAAAATAGATGTATCCTCAGACAGCCCGTGGTCTAAACAGGCGGAACAGCAGGAAATTAAGGAATTATTCTTAAACGGGCACATTTCTTTAGAGGAATATACAGAACTTATGCCGGATAACTCATATGTTCCAAAGGCAAAATTAAAGACAATCCTCGAAAAAAGGCAGATGCAGGCACAGATGCAACAGCTTCCAATGCAACAGTCAACCGCTGAGGACGACGCAGAAGCCGCTGCAATTGACGAAATGGCACTGCAGATGATGCAGGGCGAAATGGGCGAAGAAATAAACGACGATGAAGAGGCTGCCGCAATAGACGAAATGGCAATGCAGATGATGAAGAAGGACGGCACTATAGATGAGAACGGAGAGCTTTCTGACGGCGCACTTGAAGAAGATGCGCTTGTGGAAAGGCTTATTGCCGAAGCGGAAGCCGCAGAATGGCAAAACAGCAGAGCCGGCAATAATGAACTTAAAGAACTTCTTGACGAATGCCTCAAACAAGGGCTTATCGATGAGGAAGATTACAAAAAAGCCCTAAAAGACGGCTTATCGGAGGAAGAAATTGAATACTTAAAGAGTTTACTCAGTTAATAAAGGGCGTTAAGCCCTTTTATTATAAAAATTTTGAAAAGGAGACGTTAAAGAATGAGCGAATATCTCGACAACATAGGCGCAGAAGTGCAGGAAGTCGCCGAACCTGTAGAAGAAGTTGTCACAGGCGCAGAAGAACAGGAAGTCGCCGAACCTGTAGATAAGAGTGATGCCGCATTTGCGGAAATGAGACGCGAAATTCAGCAGTTAAAACTCGACAATGCTCGTAAAGATAAAGCCTTAGGGTTTTATTTTGACGGAGACAACAAAGAAGTAAAGGCTATAGCACACGCAATGGGGCAAAGCCCCGAAGATGTGCAGAGAGCGCTTGATGCTGATGCGGAACTTTCACAGCTTAGAGAAACCCTGCAAAGTGAGAGAGCAGAGAGGGCAATGGAAAAAGACCTTGCCGAAATTCAGAAGTTAGACCCTAATGTAAAGTCGCTTGACGACCTGGGGGAGACTTACGCCAACTACATAAGAGCTGGTCTGTCGGGGGTAGATGCCTATGCCGCAATAAAGGCAAAGGAAAATTTAAGCACCGAAACACCGCCAAAGACGATTGGCAACCTCAAAACAGAGCAGGTGAAAAAAGACTACTTCACAAGTGAAGAAGTGGACAGAATGTCTCCTTCCGAACAGTTAGCAAATCACGAAGCCATCATGTCAAGTATGGCGAAATGGTAAAAAAAGAAAGGAATAAAAAATGTCTTATAACAACTTCAAACCTCAGATATGGTCAAACGAAGTAATGACACAGCTTGAGAGAAAATGCGTATTTGCAGGTCTTACAAACAGAGAGTATGAGGGACAGGTAAAGAACGCAGGCGACAGCGTAAGAATACTCGGTGTTGCAAGACCTACAATTTCAACAACTACAGATACAAACTTTACACTGGCAGAGCCGGAAGAAGTACCAACTTCCGCTACAACTCTTAACATCAATCAGATTAGAACATTCAACTATATGGTTGGTGATATAGACCAGCAGCAGGCAAAAGGCAACTTAAAGCCGGTGCTTTCGGGAGAAACCACCAATGCGCTTGCAGAGGAAATCGACAGCTATATCGCAGGCATGGCACTGACAAAAGAAGCTAAGATGATGAATGCCTCAGCGTTAAAGATTGAGACATCAAACATCTTAACAGAGCTTGATAAGGCTTGGCAGTACCTTGTTGAGAACAACGTCCCTACATCAGAGACAATCAATGTAGTAATGTCACCAAGATTTTGGGTTCTGTTAAAGCAGAGAATCATTGACCTTGATACTGATAACTCAAAACTTATCAAGACAGGTCAGATGGCAAAATACTCAAACATGAACCTCATCATGTCAAATGCCGTTGCAACCACAAACAGCGGTGCTGTTGATAACATTATGGTTATGTCAGAAAAAGCGATTGCATATGTAAATCCGCTTACAAAGACAGAAGCATACAGACCGGAAAAGAAAATGGCAGACGCTGTTAAAGGCTTCACCCTGTTTGATGCAAAAATCGTTAGACCTAAAGAGCTTCTCGTAATGAACGTGAAGTATGCGTAAGGAGGAAGACTATGGCTAATACAAAAATAACTCCGGTAAGAGTATCAGACGTTAATACCATGTCGGCTAAACTTCCCGCCAATGCGGTAAGCGCAACGACAGACTACTTTGAAATAGACGTAGCGCAGTCACAGGACAAAAAGATTGTGTTTATTGTGGACAATTCAGCAAACACATCAGCTGCGGCAACCGTTACAGTCAAAGCAGGCGACAACGTAGCAGGTGTAAACGACCTTACAATGACTGTTGCAAAAGGTGAACTCGGATTTTTCCAGTTAGATTCAAATGCGTACATGAACGCAAACGGAACGTATAAAGGCAAAATCATAATCGGCGTAAGCTCAACAGACTGCAAACTCTTAGTGGCAGAAATGAGATAATTCAACGAGGGCAGTTAAATCTGCCCTCATATTTTGTATAGGAGAAAGACCTATGAACTGGTTAGAATTAAAAAACTCTATCAAAAACCTTGGTTTTGAGGAAGACTCAGTATTAACAGAATATCAGGGAATAATCATAAACGCCTGTAATCTTTCAGTTTCAACAATAAATGACATCGTTGTGTCAAGGCTTCAAGGGTACTTCAGGTCTCAAGATGAAACATGGACTATGCCAGAGATAACACCTTTCACTGCAGACACGGCAGACGATTTTGAAATTGAGATGCCAAAGCTGGTGCACAAACTCATTCCGTACCTCGCGGCATACCATGTATGGCTTGACGATGACGAGAGAAAAGCAGTTTACTACTATAACGTATATGAGGACTTGAAAGAGCAATTGATAGGCGAATATACAAGGGCAATGAAAGCAACGATCGTGGGAGGGTATGACATATGAGCAAACTGAATGTCCCTGCTGCTCCGACACTTTACCATACATACTATAAAGAATTGAAAGGCGCAGACTTTTCAAGAGATAGGACAGAAGTTGACAGAAAGCGGTCTCCCGACCTCTTGAATATGATTTCTGACAACGGCGGAAACCCTGTCAAGAGGCTTGGCTGGCGCAAAGTAGCAAATGTTTCGGAGGAAAAAGTCTTTGACATATTCCATACAGGCGGCGCATTTTACATTGTCACATCTGAGCATCTTGTGAAATTTAGTGAAGCGTGGGTGAAAGACGACTTATTTACAATCGCGCATACGTCGGCAAATCCTAAAGGTTTTGTGTTTGGGGAAAATATATACTTCTTCCTCGGCTCAAAAGTAATCTATATAGACGCATCGGGAACGGCGCATACAGTTGTTGACCTGTCAGGTCAATACCCTGTAGGAGAGGCAAAGGTACCTCGTGTATCAATATCCCGAAACCCGACAGGCAAAGATGGCACATTACTTGAAGATGTAAATTTATTAACGCCTTGGCAGTGCAACACATTCCTTGGCGACAGCACAGCTACAGAGTATGTTTTATCCTCGAAAAAGATTTTGAGCGGATCTGATTACATCAAAGTGTACGTGATGGATTCAAACGGCGAATTTCAGCTTAAAACCTATGGCACAGACTACACAATTCCAACAGCAACGCAGACCACAGGCAAAGGCGTAAACGGCACAAGCTATACGTTCAATGTCTGTGAGGGCAAAATCACATTTACAGAAGCGCACGCACCTGTCGTAACAGGACAGGACAACGTCAAAGTGGAGTTTGTGGCATTTGATGAAACAGACGGGCTTTACAAAGACCGAAGCGGCATAACAAGCCCTTACGACATCGTAACATACGGCTTTTCAAAGGAGGACAGAGTATTTATCGCGTCCTCGGCAGAGCGGAACAAGGTCTTTTATTCAGATGTTGAGGACGTGACATACTTCCCCGACCTTAATTACTTGACTGTCGGTAATGTTACGGCTGACATTGTAGGGTTTGCCCGAATGAGTTCGTACCTTGCAGTAATCAAAGAGGAGGTGTCTACAGACAGTACAGTATTCCTCATAAGCGGTACAACAGTGGAATCTCTGACAGCGTTCCAGTGCACGCCCGCAAAAGCAGGTGTCGGTGGCGTTGCTCAAAGGTCAATCTCAATGCTTGGTGACGAGCCTTTATTTTTATCCCGAACAGGCGTATATGGCATATCAAATTACTATGTATCAAGCGAATACATAGTAAGAAACAGGTCATATATGCTGGACAAGAAACTTTTACAAGAATCTGACCTTGATAAGGCGGTTGCAGTGCAATGGAACAGATACTATATCCTGTGCGTTAACTCTCACTGCTATGTCTTAGATGGGCGGAACAAAGCCAAAGACAGAAACAACAATACGGATTTCCTTTATGAGGGCTATTACTGGGAAAACGTACCCGCTGTATGTTTTGCAAACATAGAAAATAGCCTGTACTTTGGCACAGAGAGCGGAGACATTTGTAAGTTTAACACAGACGTACCAAACACAACGGCTTACTGTGACAACGGGACGGCGACAATAGGCGACGCAGGCGACATTGTACTCACAGATGGCGAAGCTATAAAGTGCGTATGGTCTACCCCCCTTGACGACGATAATTATCCTCAATATTTCAAGACATTAAACAAAAAGGGCACACTCCTAACGCTCATGCCATATGATAGGTCAAGCGTTAAGGTAAGGATTGTAAAAGACGGCATAGATGCAGCAGTTTTAGAAACAGAACCGTTTGATATATTCAACTGGTCTTTAATAGACTTTTCAAGGTTTACTTTTAACGGCAACACCACAGCACAAAACGACTACTTTAACAAGAAAGTAAAAAAGTATGTCAGACTTCAGATAACATTGGAAAACGAGGGCATATATGAGCCTTTCGGAATACTGGGGATAACAAAGACCTACAGCGTAGGCAATTTTGCAAAGAACAGGAGATAAGCAATGGCTTTAAGTGATAAAAAAATAACCGACGTTGAACGCGATGCAGTCAACGTGAAATCGACACCTGGCGAAAGGCTGACAGGTACAGTCGAAGGCAATAAAAATGTATTCGACAAATATCCCGAGCTAATCAAGACTAAATACAACGAACTGATTGACCTTTTATCAGAGTTGGGAATCGACGAAGCCGTAGTGTCTACAGACATAAAATACATACGGCTGAACGCAGATAAAGTAATAGAAACCTCTGCAGACGGTGTTAACTGGCAGGCAACAGGCTCAAGCGGACACGTTATCGTCACTTCCGGCGGCGAACAGATGCCGCAGAGATCAAGGTTAAAATTCCTTGGTACGGAAATTGAAGACGACGGTATCAATACCGTTATCAAAGGAGTAAAAGGCGATAAGGGAGATAAAGGTGACACCGGCGCAAAAGGCGATACGGGCGATACCGGAGCCAAAGGAGACAAAGGCGACACAGGAAAAGTCCTTGTTCCGGAAGTTGCAAACGGTATTATATCGTGGACGCTTCAGGACGAGCCTGTTATTCCTACAGCACAAAACATACAGGGTCCTCAGGGCGTACAGGGTGTGCAGGGCGCACAAGGTATTCAAGGCGAGAGGGGACCTCAAGGCATACAGGGCGTAGCAGGCGCACAAGGTATTCAAGGCGAGCAAGGTCCCGCAGGAGCCAAAGGCGCAACAGGAGCGCAAGGTCCCAAAGGCGACACAGGAGCGCAGGGACCTCAAGGCGAGGCAGGAGAAACAGGAGCGCAGGGCATTCAAGGCGTGCAGGGCGTGCAAGGACCCAAAGGAGACAAAGGCGACACAGGAGCAAAAGGCGACACAGGAGCAACCGGCGCACAAGGCATACAGGGCGAAAAAGGCGAAAAAGGCGATAAGGGAGACAAAGGCGACACCGGAGCGCAGGGAGCTACCGGACCTCAAGGACAGACAGGCGCAAAAGGCGATACCGGCGCAACGGGTCCTCAAGGACCTCAGGGCGAAAAAGGTGCAGACGGCGAAGACGGAAAGTCGCTGTATGTTGAAGACATCTATACGACTTTAGCAGCATTAAGAAATGCAATCCCTGCAGGTAACGACAAAATGTATATGGTTAAAGAAGATGGCGAGTGTTACATTTGGTCTGAAAACGCCAGCGACTGGGCAAGCGCAGGAAAGCTCCAGGGCGCAACGGGTCCTCAAGGACCTCAGGGCGCACAAGGCGAACAGGGAATCCAGGGTCTTGCAGGGACAATAGAAATAGGCACCGTAACAACAGGCGCTGCAGGAAGCGCTGCCGCTGTTGAAAATGTCGGAACTGCCGAAAACGCAAAATTCAACTTCACAATCCCTAAAGGAGACAAGGGCGATAAAGGTGAAAAAGGCGACACCGGAGCGCAAGGCATACAAGGTGAGCAGGGAATCCAGGGCGTGAAAGGTGATAAAGGCGACACCGGAGACACGGGACCTCAAGGTGAGCAGGGAATCCAGGGCGAACAAGGTGAGAGAGGACCTCAGGGCGAGCAAGGTATACAAGGTGAACAAGGTGAGCAGGGCATACAAGGTGAAAAAGGCGACACAGGTGCGCAGGGTCCTCAGGGCATACAGGGAGTTCAGGGCATACAGGGTGAAACAGGACCTCAAGGCGCAACAGGACCTCAAGGCGTGCAAGGCAAAAGTGCTTACGCTTCCGCACAGGACGGCGGATATACAGGCACTGAGACGGCGTTTAACTCATCGCTTGCAAGCATAGACAACAAGCAGGACAAGGAAACCCTGTCAACAGGCACAATGGCAGCCTCAAGCTGGAACTCGTCAACAAAGCAGTACAGCTTCGAAGCAACATATCCTAAAGCAACATATAACATAGTTATTTCCCCGTCGTCTGACTGTACTACGGCACAGCTTGAAGCGTACAACGGCGCACAGATAACGGGAAATGCAACAGACAATATAGTTAAAGCACTGGGAGTTATCCCTACAGTGGATATTCCAATTATTATAAGGGCGGTGAAAAAATAAAATGGGAGTAATGGTATACGGGTGCGGCGGTAAACCCGAAGAAGAAAAAACCGTAACAGCAGGAACAGAAACAATAGAAGTAACCCCCACTATGGGTCACACAATGAAAAAGGTAATAATTGACCCTGCGCCAATCCCTACAGGTCTGGAAATAGTCACAGCACCAACAAAGACGGCATATAAAGCAGGCGAAACATTAACCATGTCGGGAATATCCGTAAAGGCAAACTTCAGTGACGACACAAGCGAAGATGTTACAGATGAGGTAACATTCAGCCCTGCCGTGGGTACAACTCTGTACGAGAGTACAAAAGCAGTAACTGTATCATGGAGCTATGGCGGTGTTGCAACCTATTCGGTTAACCAGGCAATAACAGTAACAAGGGTGTTAAGCTCAATCTCAATAACTACCCAGCCAAGTAAGACAAGCTACTATAAAGGCGACACACTGGATTTGTCCGGCATGGTAGTAAAAGCGACATTCAACTCCGGAGCAACAGAAGATATAACATCTCTGTGCACCACAAGCCCTGCAAGCGGAGCAACACTCAGCACACTGGGGACTCAGACAGTAACTGTATCATATACCGAAAACGGCGTCACAAAGACAGCCTCATTCACTGTGACTGTCAGCGTTAAGACTGTTGCATGGGCAACAGGAAGTGATGCAGATATTGTTGCTATGGTAGAGGCTGCAGACGCAGGCCTTATAGACTTAACCGACTACTGGGCAGTAGGACAGGAAAGAAGCGTATCACTGTCAGCTATGGCAGCAACGGGCGTAGGCGAATCACACGCAGCCCAGACTGCAACACTTGTTTTGATGGATAAGACCTGCACAGGATTTACTTTTGCAACTGCAACATCGGGTGGCAAGACAAAGCCAAGCTTTATAGTAGGTCTTAAAAATTCACTTGCAGAGACAGGATATATGAACAGCTCATCCACTAACACTAACGGCTGGTCGGGCAGCCAGAGAAGGACATGGTGTAATGACGTGTTCCGTCCGGCAATCCCATCAGCGCTAAGAGGGATTTTTAAGCAGTTCAAATGGAAGCAGGGAAAAGGCAGCGGTAATACAAGCGGACTTCTCGAAACCACAGACTACTTCGGGCTTGCACCGGAGAAAGCTGTATTCGGAAGCCAAAGCTATTCGTTCTCCGATGAAGCCGCTCTGTATTCTCAGTGGACATGGTATCAGACATCAGCTAACAGAATTAAGAAGCTGGGCGATAGCGGTTCAGCCAACTATTGGTGGGAGTGCTCGCCTCGTTCGGGCAGCAGCTATAATTTCTGTAATGTCAACTCCAGCGGCAACGCGAACTATAACAGTGCCAACTATACTTGTGGGCTGGCTCCGTTCGGCTGTATATAACCACAAATCAATTAATCGGGCGGCCTGTGTGCCGCCCAAAGAAAATAAAAAAATACTAAAGAAAGGATAAAAATGAGCGTACCAACATGGAAGCGAAGCGAATCGCCGACAGAATACCTGTATCAGATATATCTTTTCACAATCAGAATTTCTGAGATTTGTGCAAACAAACCGAAGAAATACAAAACAAGCTACACCGATAAAATCATAAGCCTGACCTGTGATGCGTTCACGCACGCGAGAACGGCAAATGAAATCTATGTCAAAACAAAAGCAGATTATGAACAGAGAAGAATGCACCTCTTGGAGGCGAAAGGAATAATCCTTTCCGTGTGTACGCTCTCTGACATATTCCTTGAGATATGCAAAAGGTCACCCGACTGTAAGAAAGCCAGAATAATAAAGGAGCAGGAAACAATCGGGAGCTTTTGCTATACGATAACAAACCTGATATCCGGCGTCATAAAATCTGACGCTAAGAGATATTCGGCTGCAGTCTGTTAGTTCAGCCAACAATTGGTGGGAGTGCTCGCCTAATTCGGGCAACAGCAATAATTTCTGTAATGTCAACTCCAACGGCAACGCGAACAATAACAATGCCAACAATACTAATGGGCTGGCTCCGTTCGGATGTACCAAAAAGACAAGAAAAGTAGCGAGAGTGAAATTAGATGTTTATGATACAGGAGACTGCGGCCGAGCCTGCGGGCGAATAGTAATCCAAGGCTGCCATGCGTACGCGCATAGGCAGACCTACCTTGGATATAACCTACGAGGATTTACTTGATTCCTCAAAAAAATGCAAAAGAAATGTAGCGTGGAAGTCAAGCACACAGATGTATACGATGAACCGCCTGATGTGGACATCAAGCCTCAAACAGAAACTTGACGACGGAACATATAAGCCTAAGAAATATAACCAGTTCAGAATACATGAACGAGGCAAACTGAGAGAAATCCGCTCGGTTCACATATCAGACAGAGTAGTTCAGAAAGCATTCAATGAGAAAGTCCTAAAGCCAAAGACCTACCCAAAACTCATAAACCGCAACTGCGCAAGTCAGCCCGGCAAAGGGACAAAGGCACAGCTTGAGGGACTGAAAGAGGATCTAAGACGGCACTACCGAAAGCATGGGCGTAAAGGCTATATCCTCATAATAGACTTCACAAACTACTTTGGCAACATTGATAAGGGCATTTTAATTGACAAGCTGAAGCTTGAGCCGGACGAAGAATCCTTGCTATGGAGCTTCATAAAGGACGGCGAGGGGCTGACGCTTGGCTCAGAAGTAAATCAGACCGGAGCCATATTCTATGCATCAAGCCTTGACCACTACATCAAGGAATGGCTCAGAATAAAAGGCTACGGCAGATATATGGACGACAGCTACCTTATTCACGAGGACAAGAAATATCTTGAGCATTGCAGAGACGAGATGTTAAGAGAATGCGAAAAGCTGAAAATCAGAGTAAATCCCGACAAGGTAAAGCTCATAAAACTGACAGACCAGTTTATATTCTTAAAGAAAAGAATACGGCTGACAGAAACAGGCGAGGTTGTCATAAAGCCTGCAAGAGAAAACTTCAAACGCAGAAAAAGAAATCTGAAAACGCAAAGAAGGCTTCTCGATGAAGGCAAGATGACAATGGCGCAGGTACAGCAGTCGTATAGCACATGGCGAAGCTACGCCAAACAGAACGGCGCAGCGAATAAATCAATTGAAAGCATGGACAGGCTATATTGTGACCTGTTCGGAGAGGAGAAAGAAAATGGACGCAGAAACATATTAATGACCTTGTTGTGCGAGTAGACGAGAATCTGACAAACAAGCACAACGAAAACTCAGAAGCGATTGATGACTTAACAATCACAATCTTAGGAGGTGACGAAAGTGTATAGCAGACTGAAAAGATTATATGACGCTAAAAGAATAACACAGGAAGAACTAAGAAAAGCAGTAACCCTCGGCTGGATAACCACAGAGGAGTACATGGAGATAGTCGGATAAAGTGACACACTGCCACCCCAAAAGATGATATAATCTAACTGGGAGGTGGCACTATGAACGAAGAAAAATTCAGCCAAATGTTACGAGAGGCTACAGAAGAACAAGAGAAAAAGGAAGCCTACAAGGTATTAGAAATGCTATGGGAATACGACAGGCTTCCCAAATGGAAAAGAGCAATCTATAACATTAAACGAAAAATTAAATTCATGAAACGCAGGCTTTGACCTGCGTTTTAGTTTGAAAGGATAATGCTATGGCGACAACAAACAAGGCTAAAAGCACAGGGTCTACAGGGCAGACAATAGTCAAAGACGCATACGGACTGGCAAATAGAATATCGGCACAGGTTAAGGCAAAGGCGAACGATGCGGCAAACACGGGTACGGGCGTTAAAAACACTGGCACAAACACAGGACAAACGGTATCCACCGCCACACAAAACACTACACAGGACGCCACGCAGAATACTCAAAACGCTGCACAGGACGTACAGCAGTATATACAGTCATATGTTCCATCAGTGGACTTTATGAGTGTTTACAACGATTATGCAAGCAGAATGAACAACATACTGCAACAGCAGAAAGACGCACTTAACCAGAATACTACATCAAAGGCAAGGAGCGCATATGTTTCAAACGAACAGAACAAGGCGGCAATTCCACAGATTCTATCAAATGCAGGCATCACGGGCGGTCTTGCTGAAAAGATAAGGACAAATCAGAACACCTCATACCAGCAGAATCTGTCGAACATACTAAGCGAAAACGCAACGCAGGGAGCAGAGCTTGAAAGAAACAACGCAAACCTTATCAGTGAAGCATACAAAGAGGCTATGAGCAATCAACAGTCAGTGGAAAATGAAAGAGCATTAGCCGCACAGCAGTACGCAAATCAGATAGCCCTACAGCAACAGCAGCAGGCATATGAGGAACAGCAGGCTAAGACAGATGCGGCGAACGCAGCGTTAAACGCGGCTCTTGCAGGCGGTTTCAGCGATGTGTATACCAGCAAAGGTAAGTTCAAAACATCAGCCGCAAGCCAGATGAGCAGTTACTACAACCAGGCAAAAACAAACGGTGCATCACAGGCAACGCTGGACAATTTTGAACACGCGATGATACTCGCTGCACAGGAGAGGTATTACAACAACCCTGATAACCGAAAAGGAAATCTGACGTGGAGCGAGTATAAGCAGAAATATGTTGGTGACCGAATAGGCAAGACATATTAGAAAGGACACTTTATGACTACTTCCAAAACCACAACGCAAAAAAATACACTTCCTGCCGCCGCACCTGTCAACAACTATTCCGATTTGTATAACGCGTATGAGCAGGCAATGAACAACAGGGCTAACGCTTACAGCACTGTGAGCAACGCTGAGGCAAGCGATGCCGCAAGGCAGTTACAGATTGTCGGCAATCAAGGAAAATCGTCTCTCTATGGCACTCAAGGCCTCAGAGGGCAAGGTGTAAGTGAAACCTCACTCCTGCAAAACCAAATGGCAACAGGCACAGCCCAAAGCGGCGTAAAATCTGCTTACGACAGCGCAATAAGAGATGTTAGTATGGAAAAAGACCAAAACCTTGCAAACACCAACAGAGTACTGGGAAATCAGCAAGTCAATTATGAGAACTCACTGCAAGACCTCATGACACAGTACGGCAGAGATGTTGACGACCTTGAAAGCTCCATTGCACACAACGACAAAATCACCGACATACAAGAGCGAGGCGAGTACGAGACACAGAAGCGTGACATCTACGAGATGTACGGAACAGACTACAACACGATAGAAGCCTACAACAAAGCAATTAACAGGCTTGCAAACGACGGCAAGAATAAATCTGACTGGAAAATACAATACTTGACAGAAAAACGAGATGCGCTGCAGGCAGAGATTGACGAGAAAAAACTTGCAGAAGCTAAGAACTCATTCAGCAAAAACCTCGGCAAGTATAAGTCAACAACACAGATTGACAAAGCCATTGCGTCGATACTCTCAGACGGTGATACCAGTAACGACTGGAAACTTCCATACCTCAACAAATACCGCACAATCTTAAACAGACAGGAAGTTGCAGCACGAAAAGCCGCAAAGGCGGCATCTAAAAAGAGCGGCAGCGATAGCAACAACAACAACAACAACAACAACAACAACAGCAACAACAACACAACCGAACTGAATCAGAAAGCAAGGGCAAAGGCTAAAAGTGACCTGAAAGGAAATATAGCAACTGACGTTACGAACGTTTGGAATCCTTATTACTTCCTTGCAGGTGTAAATAAAAAGTAGGTGACGCAATGGCTTCAGTATTTGACAAAATAAACAAAAAGGCTGAAAAGGCTGCGGACAAGGGCGCAAAGGCGAAAAACCAGTATAATGCAACCAAGAAAGCCACAGTAAAGAAAAACGCCCAAAAGAAGCAAGAGAAAAAGACAAAAGAGACGAAGAACAAGAAGAATAAGACCAGTAAAAATCTTACTTCAAACGAGGCTTTGCTCTTGCAGAACCTGTCCCGTACAGGTTCAAAAAAAGTCGTACAGCAGGGCACAAAGAACGCCGAAAAGACTTTGAGAACCTCAAAGGCAAAGACTGACGAGTATAAGAATTTAAGTCAAAAGACCTCAAAGTCGAAGTCAAAAGCAAGCAAAACACTGTCCTCAAACGAAAGCCTTTTACTGCAAAACCTTACCCGAACAGGAACACCGAACGTAGTAAATAAAGGGCTGAAAGGTGCAGAAAAAACCTTAAGGACCTCAAAGGCAAAGACCAATGAATATAAAAACCTCAACAAGAGAGTTGCAAAGCAGGACGAGAAGTTTCTGAACTCCTCACCGTTTGCCTATGGCTTTATGGCAGGCACTTCACCTATCCCGCTGAAAGAAACTCTTGAAAAGCAGACAGGTCAAAAAATAGACACCTCCAAAGCTGAAAAGTCAGTAGGCTATAAGGCAGGCTATATGACAGGTCTTGCCGCTGAATATGCTACTACAGGCGGTATCACAAGAGGTGCAGTAGAAAAAGGTATAAAAACAGCCTTAAAACAGGCAGGCAAAAAGGCAGGCAAAGAAGCCGCTGAAAAAGTCGTTGAAAAAGGCACAAAAGAAGTTGCGAAAAACAGCACGAAACTCACCGAGATAGGCAAAAGACTGTTAACGGGAGCGGCGGCAGACACAATCACAGGCGTACCTACCAACGCACTGGAAGCAGGAAAAGAGGCATCCAAGGCACCTAAAGGCGAAAAGGGCAAAGAGTTTGCAAAGTCTATGGCTGTAAACACTGCACTTGATGTCGGCATGGGTGCCGCAGGTGAGGGCGTGTCAGCAATAGTCAAGACGATAAAGGCAAGAGCTGCCCAAAAGGAGGTCTCCAAAGCAGCGGAAACCGCCAAATCGGTTGAAACGCCGAAAATATCAAACAGGACTGTAAAAGCCCCAAGAACGCAGTCTGTACAGGAAAGGCTTGCAAACATAAGAGAGGCAAGAGCAGAAGTACCACAAGCGCCTGCCAACGCTTCAAGCATTGTCAAAAAGGCTGAACAGCGTAAAATACAGCAGGTGGCAGAGGCGAAAAGCGGAAGCGTTGATAAGGCATGGGACGAAATAGGCGAAGCTAAAGCATACATTGACGAAGCCAAAGCGGAATATAATCGCATCAGAGAGGAGAGAGTTAACGCCCTTGAAGATTACATCAAGAACTATGAGAAAAAAGGCTCACAGCGTGACTGGATACCTGTAGACAACGATTACGGGCAGGACTACTACATACCGCATGGCTACTCCCTCAATGATAAATGGCATTCGGAATACTACAAAGCCAACGGCAAAGCACCAGCAAAGAAAGATGCAAGAGCGCTTGCTGAAAAACTCGTTGACGAGGGGACAGTCTACAGGGACAGTGAATTTTTCGATGAGGAGCTTTATAACCTCAAACAGACTATAGACAACGAAGAAACAATATATAATTCACTTGCTCACAGCAACAATCTGACAGATGAACAGCTTGCAGAACTGGCAGGCAGATTTACTGATAAGGAACTGGGCACAAGAGTAACCGCCAAATCCGCACTGGGAAAAGACTTAGGTGCTGACGTGAACAGAAACAAACCTGTTTACAAGGAGAGTACAGCTGCAGTAAACGAAGTCAGACCCGATGGCGAAAAGGTAATGTATGAGACCGAAACGCACGCACGGAGAGAACAAGTCGCGAAAGACAGGCTTGCAACAGACTATGACGCTGAATACAAAGACCTTATGAGTAAAGACGAGTACACGTCAGAGGATTTAGCCACAATGGGCGAACTGCTCAACAGAGAAAAGACCAATTTCTCACGATTCCACAAGCTGACGAAAAAGGCGGGCGAAGTTTCAAGCCGTAAAGGTCAGGAGCTCGAAGCCGTAAAACACATTAAAGAAAACACGGCAGCAGGCAAGGCGATAAAAGCGGAGCAGGCATCACACAGAAGCGTGAAGCAGATGGAAAAAGTCAATCCGCTAAAGCTGAAGCAGACCGAAACACAGGCAAAAGAGACCATTAAGGAAATCGACAAGGCTGTGAATACTGCCGTTGACGAAACTGTCGAGAACATTCTGAGTATGCACGGCTCACTTAGAATAATGCCAAAAGCAGAAAAGAGAGCAAACATCAAGAACGCCTTAACAAAGTACAAAGAAGCTGGCGGAAAACAGGTTGCCGACAAACTTACAGGCACTACAAAAACTACAGAGAAAGCCGAACTGCAAAAGTCTTTTGACATAATGCTTAAAGACGTTGCAGACCTTGTCGGAAAGACGGAACAAAAACAGATCGCCAAAGCTGAGATAGAGAAGTTTGCAAAGTCTGTTTTTGAGCGAAAAGCCAACAGAGAGGACTTTACACAGGTTTTCGACTACGCAGAGGAAGTTTTACGCAAAAACGGAAGCTACACCGAAGCTGTCGAGAAAAGACTTAAAGAAATCAAAGAGGCTTTTGAGGGCGACTACAGCAACGCCAGACTGGGTAAGGCTGTTGATGAAGCACTGGGAAAAGCTCAAATCGAAATACGGCAGACTATGAAAAAATCAAAGCCTGCCAAAACAGAAGCAAAAAACACCGTCATTGACACCATAACAAGAGAACTGAAAGAAGCAGGCGTTGACGATGAAACCGTTGAAGCAATCGCCAGCGATGCCGCCAAGATTTTTGACGACAAGCTGGAAACAGCCGCAAAGAAGTACCTTATGCAGAGGTTTGCGCCAAAAGGCAAACCCGTAAAGAAAACAATGATTGAGGACGTTATGGAGCTTATCCACATGGGAGCCTATGACGATGCAGACATTGTAAATCTTATGCGTGCAAAGAACGGCGTTAACGTCTTAACTCCACAGCAGGCTAAACAGATTATGGACTACATGGAGGTTTACGAGAAAAACCCTGACACAAGGGAAGCAAAAGAGGCGCTTGCAAGGGCGAACAAGATTATTGCCAACCTTGAGGGTTCAGACTTTGGCGACAGGTTCAGGTCAGTACAGAGGGTTGCAATGCTGTTCAACCCGAAAACATGGCTTTCACGAAACGCAGGCGGCAACATACTGTTGGGTGCAGCCGAAAATATTAAAGACATTCCTGCCGCCGTTATCGACAGACTTGTAGCGCTGAAAACAGGACAGCGTACCACAACGGGAATAACCCCGACAAAGCTGAAAGAACAGGCTAAAGGGCTTGCAGAGGGCACAAAAGAACAGTTTCTTGACCTAAAGCATGGTGTTGACACCGCACATTCCCGAACAAAATACGAGATGCCAAACAAAGACGTGTGGAAGAACAAGCCGATGCAAAAACTTGATACTCTTATAGGGCAATTGCTACAGTTAGGCGATAGACCTTTTTACGAGGGCGCATACAGAACAAGAAAAGCAGAACTTGAAAGCCTTGTAAAAAAGGGAAAGTCAAAACTCACAGTAGAGGAAATTGAAGAGCAGGCTAAATATTTTGCACTTGATAGAGTATTTCAAGCAGATACATCAATTGCGAGAGCCGCCAACAAAATAAGAGACGGGTTAAACGAAATCGAAGACAACGGTATCTTAGGTAACATCGTTCTGCCGTTTACGCAGACCCCGTCAAATATCATATCAAAGCTGATTGACTACTCACCCGCAGGGCTTCTGAAAGCCGTTAAAGAACTGTCAAGGACACGTAAAGGCACATTCAATCAGAAAGTCTTTGTTGATACTTTAGGCAGAACCTTTACAGGCGCAGGCGTAATAATGTTAGGCTATGCACTGGCGAACAAAAACCTAATGACTGTAGACCTTTACGCACAGTCGGGCAAAGAACAGCAGGTACAGAAAGCATACGAAAAACAGGGCTTACAGTCATACGCAATACAGCTTGACGATGTCACATCGTTTACAATCGACTGGGCGAACCCTATCGGTTCACTCTTGATACTGGGGGCAGAGGCTTATTTCGGCAGTGCTAACCAAGAGGATTTGGTTACAGCCCTGTATGGTGGCGGCATAGCTGCCGTGGACAGCGTATTTAATCAGTCGTTTCTGCAGGGACTTCAGACCCTGTTCAGCAGCAAAGAGGGCAGTATTGCAGAGGGTATAGGAGATACATTGTTATCATCAACCTCGCAACCGCTTCCGACAGTAATACAACAGCTTACAAGGGTAATTGACCCAAACAAGAGAGAAACATACGATGAGAACCCTTTGCGGAAACAGCTCAATGTCTTGATGAGCAAAACGCCGTACCTGTCAACAAAACTGCCCGAGAAGAAAGACGTAACAGGTCAGACTGTCGAGCAATTCCAAGGCAGAAGTACGGCAAGCAAGATATTTGAGGCATACCTCAACCCTGCAAACATATCGGAAAGACAGTACAACGCTGTCAATGATGAAGCCGTTAGAGTATACGAGGCGACAGGTGAAAAAGGCGCACTGCTTAGGATTGGGGATAAGAACTTTGAGTATGGCGGCACAAAATATACACTGAAAAATGCTACAGAACTTTCGCGGTTCCAAGAAGTGCAGGGCAAGTACGCTTATGAGGAATTAAGCAAGATAATGAACAGTTCCTCATATCGCAAGCAGTCAGACGGCGAAAAGGCTGAAACAATACGGAAAGCCACACTCAAAGCAAAAGAAAAAGCGGCAGAGGACTATCTGATTAAAAACGAGGGTTACACGCAGACAGAGCTTGATTTTAACAAATTGAGCGATTCAAAACAGGAGAAGTACAGGAGCACAAATCTGACAAAGCGGGCGTATATTGATGCAATTAACACAGCCAATACCTACAACGCAGACGGAAAGGGCAATCTAAAACAAGACGAATTTAAGCAGTACGTCAGAGAAAACGGCGTAAGCTCAAGCACAGCACGTCAGCTTTGGGCGGCATACGGCTGGGCGGCAAGCACAAATCCATATTAAAGGAGACTAAAATGTTAACGACAACCCAAATTATTACCATCATCGGCTTCATCTTTGCTTCAAACGGCTTTTGGGCATTCCTGACAAGCAGAAGCCAAAGAAAAAAAGTAAACCTTGAAAAAATCGAGCAGGATATTGAGATTCAGAAGAAGTCAAACAAGGCATTGCTTCACGACAGATTGACAGAGGTATGTCTTGTCTGCATCAAGCGAAAATATGTTACCCCCGACGAAATGGACAACGTAGAATATATGTTTAAGCCATATGAGGAGCTGGGCGGTAACGGAACAGTAAAGAAGCTTGTTAAAGACGTTAGAAAGCTTCCTATAAGGGAAGATATAGAAAGGAGTTAAAAAATGACTAAGAAATGGTTAAAGGCGGCACTTGTAAGAGCGGTAAAGACTGTAGCGCAGACAGCGATTGCAACAATAGGTACTTCAATGGTTATTGCTGATGTTAACTGGGTAATGGTAGCAAGCGCATCAGTACTGGCAGGGGTTATATCAATGCTAACTTCAATAGCAGGTCTGCCGGAAGTGGAGGAATAATTATGATTTACAATGTCCATGCAGGGCATAACGCCGCAGGCAAAATAGCTTGTGGCGCTGTGTCTATCTTAAACGAAAGCAAAGAGAATAGAAAAGTCGTTGAGGAGCTTATCAGACTATTAAGGATTGATAACACTGTGTATGACTGCACGGTAGACAACGCAAAAGACGTTAACGCCAACTTAAAAGCGATTGTAGCAAAGTGCAATGCTCACGATGCAGATTTAGATGTTTCAATCCACCTCAACAGCGGAGCAAAAAACAAAAATGGCAACGGCAAGACCACCGGCACAGAGGTGTGGGCGACAGAGATTAAAGGTATCAAAAAAACCACAGGCGAAAGAATCTGCAAAAACATGGCGAAATTAGGTTTCACAAACAGGGGTGTGAAGAAGTCAGAGAGCTTATATGTTCTGAACCACACCAAAGCAAAAGCAATCCTTGTAGAGGTGTGCTTTGTTGACGACAAAGACGATGCAGACCTTTATAAAAAAGTCGGCTATGAAAAGATAGCAAGAGCGATTGCAGAGGGAATAACCGGATACAAGATTGATGAAAGACCAAAATACCGAGCCGTGAGGAATGTCAATATCAGAAAGTCCCCTACAACACGCTCAGATAAGCTGGGAGCGCTTAAAAAAGGCGACACGATAAAAGGCACACCTACAACAGATAACTGGCTCAAAACGAACAAGGGATATATTAGAATTAAAGGTCTAAAAACATATTTGAAATGGGAGGGATAGCTTGCTTGCAACTGACGCACTTAAAAAGCTGAAAAGGCAAAACTTAATACTGACGATTGCAGTATGCGTACTGCTGATTAAGAAAAGAGGCTAAATTGAGAAAAGTAGTAAGGGTACAGGATTTCATAGAGCCTGAACTGGATAGATTCAGGGCAATATGTAATTTCGTAGGGCTTGAGAAAGATGTCTTTGAATTAAGAGCAAGAGGGTATTCTCTTTACGAGATGTCAGACCACCTTGACCTTGATTATGACATTGTCAAAAGGACAAGCCAAAAGGTCACACACAAAATCATAAAAGCAATTCCTTATACTTGAGCTAAACTTGAGTTAAACTTGAGTTAAACTTGCGTTAAACTTAAGTTAAACTTAAGTTAAACATAACACACACTAATCCGTCCGTGATTGGTGTGTGTTTTTTTATTATGCTGTAGATGAAAGGAGACAGAGATATGTACGGTTACAATCCTTATACGCTACAGCAGACCCCACAAGTCCCTGTGAGCGGCTTTAACAGCAATAGAGGGGAATTAATCAGAGTAACAGGTTTTGACGGTGCCAAGGCCTATCAGATGCCCCCAAACAGCAATGCGGCACTATTTGACAACAACGAAGATATATTTTATGTCAAGACCACTGACGGAGCAGGCTTCCCGACAATCAGAGCTTTTAGGTTTACGCCAATGGAAATGACACAGCAGGACAATGAATTTGTAACAAGAGATGAGTTTGAAAAGCTAAGACAGGAGGTGTTAAGCTATGGCAAGCAGTCTGTTTCAGATAGCACGGAAAGTACTCAGCAGTCAGCAGAGTAATTTTATAAGCCAACTTGTGGCACTTATGAAAGGTGATCCGACACAGGCAATGAACGGAATACTGCAAAACAATCCAGGAATGCAGGACAGACTTAACACTCTGATACAGGGAAAGGACCCGAAACAGGTCTTTTATCAGAAATGCAATGAAATGGGTTACGACCCTGAGGACATTTTAAGGTTGATACGATAGCCGAGAGGCTTTTGTAAATATATTAAGAAAGGGGTATTGGTATGGACAACAATTTATCACTGGCAGACATTGCTGCAGTAAGCGGTAAAGAGAACGCAATGGGAGGAGGAATGTGGATATTCGCACTTCTCATCTTACTGCTCATCGGTGCAGGCGGAGGCGGTTTATTCGGCGGCAGTGCAAACGCAGCACTCACGCAGGCTGATTTATGTATGAACTCACAGTTTCAGAATCTGAATCAGAATGTGAACGACATAGGGCAGAGGCAGTTTGTACAGGCAAACGAACACACCAAAGACCTTGCAACAGCACAGGCATCTATTCACACAGGCTTTGATGCCTTAGGTTCAAAGATTGATTCCTATTGTTGCGAGACAAACCGCAATATCGACAGCGTGAAGTTTGATATGGCAAACTATGCGGCATCTATAAATGCAACATCAACAGCCAACGCACAGAAAATCTTAGATAAAATGTGTGAAAATCAGATGAACGCAATGCAGAGCAAGATTCAGACGCTTGAGCTTCAGCAGGCAATGTGTGGCGTTCCGAGAATCAATCCTTACGGATATGGTCTTGTACCGACATTCACGTCCTGCAGTGGCGGATTGACAAATATTTAGTCGAGGGGATAAAAGGGGTCGATTATGACCCCTTTTGAGAAAGGAGAAAGAAATGGGTTGTAAATCAGGCATTTATGCAGTAAACACTACGCAGGGTACAGCTGTTGCCAATGGTGGCACATTACCTTTAGGTAATATTATCAGACGATACGGACAGAACATCAACCTGGGCGGCAACGGACTGTCTCTCACGGGTGGCGGTTATTACGATGTAGACGCAAATGTGACTGTAACAGCGACTGCGGCAGGGACTGTATCGGCGGCGCTTTATCTTAACGGTGTTGAAGTGCCGGGCGCAATCTCTACAGTGACAGCGGCTGCAGACGACATTGCGACACTTCCTGTGTCCGCACTTGTCAGACTTAACGGCTGTAATGCAGAGGGTTCTCTGACGCTTGTAATCAGCGGACAGGCTGTAACCACATACAACACTGCAATAGTCGTTGAGAAGATATAAGGCAGGTGATGAAATGGGTTGCTTACGAGACATCACGGACAAAATCTATGCTTTAGACGACAAAGAGAAAATGGATAAGGCAAACGACCTTTACTACAAATCGGCTCAAATGCTTAAAGGGCATAACCCACAGGCATATGACCAGCTTGTCAGAGAAGCAGAAAACATCTTTTATGACATAGACGAAGAAAAGGCAATCGCAATCGTCAGAAAGATGATACCATTTGGTGAGCGGTGGAATTACGAAACTGTGAAGCAGTTCATAGCCACAAAGGGCATCACAGACAAGTGTATTGAATACTACCTTGCAATGAACATGGCATACAATGATTATTACGAGGTAGCCGCCAAGTACGGCAACGATAACGAAGATTATTATTTCGACATCGCAAGAGCATTTGTTGATGATAAAGACGCAGTGCCGAACAAGGTAGCTAAATACTTCATGCTGACATAAAAACAAGACCGCATTTCTGTGGTCTTGTTTTCACGAAAGGTCACAAATAAAACAAGTAGAAAGAGTGTAATGATAAAAGTACTAAAAAAGTACAAAAAGGTACTAAAAAAGTACTAAAATCTATTCAAAACACGCTTTTTTACCGTATAATAGGTAAAATACGTGTAGTGAAAACGTTGAAATATCAACATTTATCAAAATGTATCAAATTTAATAAGTCTGCAGATGACGGTTTCATAATCTTATTATACCTTAAATTTCAACATTTTGCAAGACACAAAGTACTGAAAAGGTACTATTCTATCATGGATACAAACTCTTCCTGTTTGCCTGGGTAAAGGTGAGAATAAGTAGACAAAGCTGTTTCGGGAGTATCGCCAAGTCTTTCAGCAACAAGCAGTATATTACAGCCGAGTTCAATCATCATAGAAGCGTGTGAATGCCTTAAATCGTGTATTCTCATTTCCGGGAATCCGCATTTACGGAGAGCCGCCTTAAAGTTTCTTGTAGCTGTGCTTCTGCTAATGTTAAAAAGCAGATCTGCCTTTTCTGCCTTATACATAGTTTTGATGTACTTCTGTACTTCATCTGCAAGAAACTTAGGCATCAAGACATTCCGTATAGAGTTTTGCGTCTTAGGTGCAGCGATAACATTCTGTTTATCTCGGCTTTTAGTCACGCTGATATTTTTTCCCTCTATGTCTCCAATCGTCAGAGCAAGGCACTCACCAAACCTTAACCCTGTATAAAAAAGCACATCGAAAAAGACCTTGTATTCGGCACCAGGAAACTCTAATTGTTCATACTGTTGTTTTGTCAGTATAACATATTCTCGTTTTTCTTTCGGAACAACGTGCTTTGCAGCCTTAACAGGATTTTTCTGTAGACCGCAAAACGATATACCCCAGTTGAATATACTGCTCAAAAGAGCCACGGTTCTCCTTATCGTGTTTGGAGCGAGCCCTTTATCTTTTAATGCGTACTGCCACTCCTTGACCATAAGCGGAGTAACTTCAGAAGCAGAACAGTTGAAAACTCCGAATATGTGGTAGTTTGCCATCGAAAGGAATCTTTCGTATGATGCTTTTCTCGCCCTCGCCTTTAAGTCAACAAGATATTTATTGACGAGAGCATCAAAGCTAATCTCATTATTCACTGCTGCGTGATTTTCGATAAAATCCCTCTCCCAGGCAAGAGCGTCTTTTCTCAAGGCAAAGCCCGACTTCTTTTTTTGCCTGTTTTCTCCCGAATAGTCTTTATAGTAGAATTTACAATACCACTTCCCGTTTTTGTCCTTGTATGCAGGCATAGTGTAACTCCTTTCTAATATTTGTAAAAATCAAAACCGCAAGTGCTGTAAGCGTCTGGGGCAAAATAAACCGATTTTGTAAGGTTTGAGCAGGCTCTGTATGTCTTGCCATTGTACGTGAAGTTATAATAAACCTCGTATTTCATACTGTCTAAATCAGGATTAGTAAAAACATTGTCCTTGTTTGCTTCGAATGTTAAGTAACAAAAATCACCACTCTTTATACTGAATGTGCCAGTATATAAAGCTGCGTCTGTAAATTGTTTGTTTCCTGTTATGTTCAAATTGTAGCATAAAGGTGTAGCCCCACAAACGACTTGATTTTTCGTTATGTCATAAAAATAAACGCTTGTCAGGTCTATTTCAACATCGCGAGTGTGATACCAATTCCAAATAGTCAAATCGAATGTATTATCCCAGCTTTTGAAATAATTTTTGGCACTAAAATTCGGATAATCGCTTTGGAGTGGCACATTTTTAACATTGGAGAATGAGCTGTAATGTTTTTTACCCTTTATCATCTTGTACGCCTTGATTTTGAATTTATATGCCCCCTGTTTTTTAGGTGCGTCGTATCTGAAAACGATTTTACTTTTACCACCCCCAGATAGCCTCATTGTTTGTACGTTTTGCTTTTTCACTGTCCCGATTTTGCTGTACTTGCTATTATTGTGTGCTGCATAGACATCATACCCGCTATTTTTCTTGTCCCATTTCCAGTAAAGTCCTATGGTATTAGAACAACCATATTCCATTTCGTACAAAACGTCAGCACTTTTTAAGGCAGGCTTATTCACAGCAACGCCAAAACATACAGTGGTGGAGCTTAATATGATTGCCAAAAACACTATCAGTGATAACCATTTTTTCATTTTACATTCTCCTTTCATCTGTAGACTATGAAAATCTTATGAACAATTCTGCTATATACGATTTTCATATATTCCTTTCCTTTAATAAAAATATAAGTATGGTCGCAAGGGTGTTTGTAGTCAAATCCCAAAGCAACCATACTCTCCGCATAGGTCTTAATTATCTCCGTAACAGGCAAGCCGTCACAGCTGTTTGACACCTCAACGCTGTCAAAGGTAAGTCTTGTTGTTGCCGCCCGTCTTGAAACAACAGGCTGAGTGTTTGTGTATTCTCCGAAACTGATAATAGTCGTTCCCTCATAGCGTGATAACTGGTGTACATACGCATCATTACAAGGCGTAATAGCACATACGCCCGTTAGTGTTACCATAATAACAAACGCACTTGTGGTAATCATTACAGCAGTTAGAATTACGGATAATACACTGTTCTTGTTTCTCATTTTATACCTTTCTCGCCTATGCGTTCTGACACATATCAGCAACCTTTATTACGTGCTGTATGCTGTCAATCAATACTTGCTTACTTAAATCAGACACTTTATTGCCTGAGTAAACCACACTTGAATTGTTGTTGAGCAGAAAAATCATATCTTCTAACTCTTTTCTGACATCAAAGTTTTCAGCAGTAGCCTCTGCTGGCACATCTTCCTCTACCCCGTCTAATATATAAGACATAGACTTGCCGAAATACACAGACATTTTCTGCACGGCAGGGATAGACGGTCTGTATTCATTCCACTTATATACACCTCCCTTTTTGAATCCGAGGTCTCTCTGCATTTGTGCTACCGATACACCCTTTTCGTGACAAAGCCGTTTGACCCTTTCAACAATAGTTTCTTGCATACTTTTTCCCCTTTCTAAAAAAGTGTAGAAGAAATAGCACAAAACACTTGACATATAGAAGTTAGGGTATATAATAATAATTGTCGAACAAGTTATACTAAAACAAAATATGTCTAAGAACTTCACCATATGAAAAGGCGAATTGCAAAGCGTGTTCTGTATTTTCTCTTATTACACCTTAAATATAGAACAACTTCACCAGTTTGTCAACGGGAAATGTGGAAATAGTTCTATAGTATGAGAAAGGAGTGAGATGTTGTACGTAGAAGTTATCAGAGATTTAGCTAAGAAAAAAGGCTTAAACCTTGCACAGTTACAGAAAAAAGCAGGTATCCCAAAAGGCGGCGTGTATAAGTGGAAAAACCACACCCCGTCAGTACGGAGCCTGAACAAGGTAGCTACCGCATTAGGCGTATCGCCGTCTTATCTTCTCAGACTGCTTGAAGAAGATAAAGAAAGGAGCTGAAATGATTAAAAGGACAGGATTTTACACCGTCAAAGACGTTATGAACATCTTAGGCGTAAAAGAGGCGAAAGCCTATCGTGAAATCCGCAGACTGAACAGCGAACTCGCCGCAGATGGTTATATCACTGTGGCAGGAAAAATACCCGTAAAGAAGTTTAACGAGAGGTTTTACCAATGAAATTAAAAACAATAGGAAAGACAGGGGTTATACCCGTATTAGCATTACTTCTGCTTGTCGGCTGTGTTCCGACAGATGAAGTAATCACAGAAGAAGTTGCAGCAACTGAAACGACCGCCACACAGGCAGTCGAAATCCAAACTTGGCAACCGTGGGCGGACGTTCCGTTGAACGATGATGTACAAGAGTATCTGCACATGATGTGTGAAGATAATAATCTTGCGTACTCGTTCATTATAGCACTGATTGAGACGGAAAGCAACTTTAATTCCGACAGTGTTTCGGGAACGAACGATTACGGACTGCTACAAATCAATGCCTGCAACCACAAAGAGGGATTTGATTATCTTGACCCATACGACAACATAACAATGGGTATAGAGATATTATCAGACCTTGCCGAAAAATACGGCGATGTAGAGAGCGTATTAATGGCTTACAACTTAGGTGAAGCAGGAGCAAAGAAGCTGTGGAATCAGGGCATTTACAGCACTGGTTATACAGAAAAAGTGTTAGCAAAGAAAATAGAATATGAGAAAAAGCACGGAGGTGACTTATGATTTTCGGGAAGAAGAAAGAGAACAAAGAGTTGGATAAGGGAATACAGGAAACACTCGAAGACGTGATGTCCTTGAAAGTGTTGTATTTAGAAGTGAGAGCCATACCTTTCGGGATTGCTGTAGAGGCAGGAAGTGTGAAACCTGCAGTAAACATAGCAAAGAAATATTTAGGCTTCACCGATAAAGCAGTAGACGATATAACAGCAATTTTGAGAGAGGCAGGTGACAAGATAGAGCCTATTTTACGAGAGTGTAAGGAGCGAGCAGAAAATGAGAACAAAGAGAAAGACGAGGCGTAATCTGTCGCTTGACAGTGGCAGATGTGACAAGCCGATGAAGCGGAGCAAAGAAGCTGCAGGCTGGAAATGCAAAGGCGATTGTGACAACTGTTTCTGCTTCATCGTTAAGACAACAACGGGAGAGTGGGAGCATATAACCCCAGTGTTAGACTAATGGATAAAGGATACATAAAGGTTTACAGAAAATGCACAGATAACTTTCTATACTTAGAAAAGCCTTTTGACAGGTGGCACGCTTTCGAGGATTTGCTTTTTATGGCTCGACGGTTCCCGTCAGATGTGATGCTAAAAGGGAAGCTGATACACCTTGATGTAGGTCAGCTAATCGTTGGAACGGACAGGCTTGCGGAGCGTTGGGGGTGGAGCAGAGGAAAAGTAACAAGGTATGTAAACACCCTTGAAATTAATGGCATGATTGCAAAAATCGGTACAGCAAGTGGGACACTTATAACTATTGAAAATTACGCATCTTATCAGCTTGCCCGAACAGATGATGATACAGCAGACGGTACAGCAGACGGTACAGCAGACGGTACAGCAGACGGTACACATAAAAAGAAAGAAAGAAAGAAAAGAAAGGAAGAAAGTAAGAATGTATTATCTCCCCTTACCCCTCTTACCGGGTGTGGTGGAGAACTGCTTGAAGCTGTGACAAGGTGGCTTGCCTATAAGCGAGAGCGAGGTCAGACCTATAAGGCTGTCGGACTTGATACCCTACTGAAGAAAATCAAGAAGTCAGCAGAGGAGTACGGAGAGGCAGCAGTAACGGATCTGATTGACGAGTGTATCGCGAACAGGTACCAGGGAATAATTTGGGACAGACTTAAAAAGCCACGACTGGAGGACAGCTACAGAATGATGGAGGAATGGGCGAATGGAGAAAGTTGAGTTTCTGAAAATCGCTGAGGCGATAAAGACGGCATACCCGAAAGAACACCTCATACCGAACAAAGAGGCAATGCAGCTGTGGTACGCAATGCTGAAAGACCTTGACTATCGCACAGTACAGGCAGCAGTTAAGGCGTACATTGCACTTAAGAAATTCCCACCGACCATTGCGGACATACGACAGATGGCAACGCCAAAAGACGACTGGTCTGATGCGTGGGGTGAAGTACAAACCGCAATACGGCTGTTTGGCTGGGCAAGACCCAAAGAGGCACTGGAGAGCATGAGCGAAAAGACAAGGGCGATAGTTAAACGGTTCGGGTGGCAGGAAATCTGCACATCGGAGAATGTCGGAGTACTGAGAGGACAGTTTCGGGCGGCATACGAGGCGGCAGGCAATACCGCACAGCTTCCCGAAAAATTGAGAAAGGAGCTTGAGCATGGCAGAGATACAAAAAGCCTTGCTGGCGGTGCTAAGTGCATCACCGATAACAAGACGGGAAATTAGACTGCAGACTGGTTACAACGACAGAGACATCAGACAGGGAATAAGAGACCTGAGGCTACAGGGAATGCGAATAGTGACAGCCGATAATGGCGGTTACTTCATAGCAGAGAGCGAAAAAGATTATCTCCCGTTCCGCAATGCAATGGTGTCAAGGGTTGTAAAGATTATGGAGGTAGTCAACGCGATGGACAAAAATTTGAACGGGCAGGTGATACTGGAATGTACTGGTGTGAAGAACACGGAGCAGTAGAGAGACCTCAGTTTGCATACGACAGCACGGGAATGTATGAGGTTTGCCCTATTTGCAGGCAGGAGCTATCCCCAGCGGACAAATGCGGTTGCGGAAACTGGATAGACCCGACAGAGACCTTTTGCGAGGACTGCAAGAAATTTATCTCAAACATCGGACAAGTTCTTACTGCCGAATACGACAGACAGACAGGCAGGGAAGTGAACGAGGAACACACAAAGGAGTTGATGGAACTATGGATAAACTCATAAAAATACAAAGCGAGCTGAAAGCCCCTAAAGGGCAGTACAACAGTTTCGGGAAATACAAATACAGGAGTGCCGAAGACATTTTAGAAGCAGTGAAACCGTTGTGCGTGAAGCACGGCGTACTGCTGACGCTGACAGACAGTATAGAACTGATAGGCGAAAGATATTACATCAAGGCAACGGCAAAAGTGTCAGATGGTGAAAAGGCTGTAGAAGTCACAGCGTTTGCAAGAGAAGACCTTGACAAAAAGGGTATGGACGGGTCGCAGATAACAGGCACAGCCTCATCGTATGCGAGGAAGTACGCACTCAACGGACTTTTCTGCATAGACGACACGAAAGACGCCGACACAGACGAATATGTGACTAAAACGCAGGGCAAGAAAAACCCTGACGCCAAGAAAGACGCAGAGAAGAAAAAGGAGCTCGAAACCACTGCAATAAGCAAGGGCGAAGCAAAGACCTTAAAAGACCTTATAGACATGACAGGCACAGACGAGAAGAAACTCTTGAAGTCCTATAAGGCGGCGACAATTGAGGCACTGACAAAGGCACAGTGGGCGCAGGCGGTCAAGATTTTAAGCGAAAGAAAAGAAAAACAGGAAAAAGAAGTGCAAGATGCACTGTTTGGATAAGGAGAGAACACATGGAACTAAAAATCAAAGACAACACCTACACACCGATAGTAGTTGAGAACTTTGACGAAATCAAGGCTATGGTACAGGACAAGGCAGACCACTACAAGCATATGACATACACCGAGGAGCAGTTACCCGAAGCCAAGAAAGACAAGGCAACACTAAACAAGTTTGTCAAGGCTATCGAGGACAGACGCAAAGAGGTGAAAAAGGCTTGCATGCAGCCGTATGAGAGTTTTGAAACCCAAATCAAAGAACTGGTTGCAATCTGTAATGAGCCGATTAAGGCGATAGACGAATTTGTAAAAGCTGCCGAAGCCGAGGCGAAAGAAGCAAAACGGGCAGAGATTGAAAAACTGTTTTCTGAAATTGAACACCCCGACTGGCTAAACCTCAATCAGATTTTTAACTCAAAATGGCTGAATCAGACCGTTAAGATGTCATTAGTTGAGGAAGAGATAAAAAGCCGTCTCAAAGCCACTGAGGGCGATATAAAGACTATCTCAACGTTAGAGTGCAGTTTTGAGGCAATGGAAGAGTACAAGAGGACATTAAGCCTTGCCGATGCAATCAGAGAGGGGCAGAGGATAGCTGACATTCAGAAACGCAAAGAGGAGAAATCTGTACCCGACAGGGAAAGCCCAAAGTCTGACGAGGAAAAACCAATGCCTGACTACTCAGCCGAGCAGAAGCAGTGGATAGGCTTCAAGGTTTACATTACTCCGTCAGAGGCAAGAGAGTTAAAGGCATGGCTTATTCAGAAAGGAATTGAGATACGTGCATAAAATGACAAAGGCTTGCGACATATCGCAGAAAGTAAAAAAAACTGTTTGGGAAAGGGATAATCACTGCTGTGTGATATGCGGCAGTTCCCACGCATTCCCGAATGCTCACTACATAAGGCGGTCACAGGGCGGACTGGGAATTGAGCAGAACATAGTCACTCTCTGTATGAACTGCCACGAGGAGTTTGACAATGGGTCAGGGCTTTACGGACAGTCGATAAAAGAGGCAGTCAGGGACTACCTCAGAGAGCATTACGAGGACTGGAATGAGAAAGATTTAATTTACGATAAGTGGAGGGATTTATGAAAGGATATAAAGGTTTTGAGCCAGGACTGATTTGCAGAGGAAAGCAATATGCGGAAAATACGGTATTCAAAGAAGAAAAAGCGGAGCTATGCAGAAGTGGGATGCACTTTTGCGAAGACCCATTCGAGGCACTGAAGTATTATCCAATAGTAGACAATAACGGCAACTTTAACGAATTTGCAGAGGTTGAAGCGTTAGACGAGCCCGTAACCGATGATGGCAAAAAATTTGCAAGTACAGAATTAAAAATAGGAGCAAAGTTTAGTTTCAAAGGATTTATTGAAGCGTGTGTAAATTTTGCGCTAAAGAAAACAGAACTTGACAGCGGAGATGGTGCAAAGATAGGCAGCAGCGGAGATGGTGCAAAGATAGGCAGCAGCGGA